GCTTGAGCATAAGTTGATGTAGGATCAATTAACATACGAACTTTATCAGCATCATCTATAAGATCTGCCCACTCATATGTATCCATTGTCACCATACGTCTTGAGTGTGGTGTGTCCTGGATCATTGTATCAGCGTGTCTGCTGGTTCTTTTGATAGCAGCGCTGCTACCCACTTGGTCGAAAAATGCTTTTTCACCAGTTACAGATTCCTCAGACACAGCACCACGAAGCAGCGAACCTTTTTGCTGCGACAATAGCTGTACGTTAGAACTAAACTGATTTACAAAAGCTGTTGTGATTTGTGTACTCATAACACAAGCTCCTTATAAAAGTTAAAATGATAACGCTACCTGGGGAATCCAGACGTAAGTTTATTTGATTTTGCGAGGGCTATTGCTTATCTCGACTAATTTTGCTGGTGTCTTTTTAGAAGTTCCTTTGTCTGGTTTGTCCTCTTGTTTACACCATTGCAAATACTTGTTAGCTCGCTCTAAAGGATTATCTATAATCCTGCCAGATCCGGTTTCAAGTACCATTCTTAAAACCTCAAGCCTAAATTCTCTATCTTCAAAATTGTTCATTGTGTTATTTGCTCCGCTAATCTTAAAGATTCATCAACATAAAAGCTATGTTCTGGGTGTTTAGCATCCCAAAATGGACCATCTGGCCTGCGAATTTCTCTTAATTTTTGATTTAATTCATCATTACTTGGCGCACCACTCATCTTTGTGCCAGCTAAAGTATCTTCGCCAACCTTTTCTTTTAGGAATCTTCCTAATTTTGACATCATTCTTATGATATCTGGGTGATCGCCTAACGCAGTTCCATCCTGCATCTGCAAAGTAACCATTCCATCTGTACCAAATTCAGATAAAATGCCATTACCCAGGGCAACATTGTCATCAAAAGCTGCACCCATTTCCCTTTTAAGCTCATTCACAGTTTCCTGCTGCTTCATTTTAGCCGCTTCTGGATCTGGAATAGCTTGAGCTGTTTCTTCATTAAACCAATTTAACAGACCTTGTGCCTGCTTTGGTTGCAGTCCAAGTTTATGAGCCACACTTTTGAAGCCGGTCATCATCTCTACATTTTCAGACTGGCCTTCAACTAGTTTGTTTTCCAGCTCGTAACCAGAGCTTTCTGCTGGTCTGCCCATTTTATCATAAACAATATTCCAATCATCATCTGTCGCATACTTGCCTGGTATAGCAACCTTATCAGCACCAATCATTGATTGTGCATTGACAAAGCTTTTAGCAAGACTTGGAATATCTTGGATTGTTTCTAGGCTCTTATGCCCTCTAATTTCTTCTGGAATTTCTGTGCGCCAATCATATATATCTGGCTCTACAGACGTTGCTTGTCCGGTATCAACCGGAGCATCCGCTACCTGCTCATCACTCATATTTCCGCCACTTCCTCTCTTTTGATTTCATCCTGCAACATGGATAATAAAAATAATACTACTGTGCGTTGCCCTTCACAGTAGGCAGTTTCATAAGGATCGTTTGAAAACGTAGTGCCTTGAATGAAATATCTGCGCTTTAAATCCTCTAAAATCTTTTTGCCATCATCAGACTCTAATAATAATTTATAAGATCTTCTTAATTCAACCTGGCTCATTACTGTACTGCCTTAATCATAGGAGCTGCATTGCCAGCGGCTTCAGCGGTTTGCATCAGTTGTTGTTGTTGAGCTTGTTCTTGTTGTGCCTGCTGTCTTTGTTCTCGTATCTCAGCCACTTCTTCATCACCCTTAACAACTGAAGCTGGTATAGATAATATTTTAATTAACTCTTTAGCTAGTCCATCAGTATCTAGGTGATCTAAAATACCAGGATCAATCTGCGCAAATGGTGAAAGCATTTCAACAAATCTCATCATTGACTGAACATCACCCTGGCGCTGAGCTTTTGCTAATGGAGATACATATTCTATTTCTATGTCGCTACTTCTCATAAATTCTGGAGCAGCATCAAACGCTTTTTGTCTTGATAGTATATTGTAAGTTCTGCTTATAAGTGGTTGTAATAACTCGAATTGTAGCCTTCCTAAAACTGGTCCTAGCATCCTCATTTTTTCTTCAGTACGCTGCACAACTTCTGTTGCAGTCATTTGAGGGCCTTGACCCAGAAGTAATTGGTCAACGTAGAAAGCCGCTTGGATTGCTTTTCGTCTTTGTTCTTCCATGTTCAAACCTAGAACATTATTAGCGCCAATATTTAATGGCTCTATTCTGTCTCTAGTTCCAGATCTGTAGAAGTTTAATCCACCTGGTATTGTACGAACCGGCAGCACAAATCCATCATCTGGAACAAGCAGGGGAGGATCAACTTGCTTTTGAGCTGCTCGGATCGTTACTTGGCTCATGACATTAATCATTTTAATATCTGGTAAAGCCACCATTGAAGGTGATCTACCATAACCAACTTCGTATGAACTCTTTAAAAATCGTGGAACACAGTAAGGAAAATCATCAAATCCACTTTCAGATAAGATTGTTTTTGCTTCTGGATCTAAATATATAGAAGCAACTGGCTTATTAGTCGTATCTATTTTAGTTATATCTCTTTCATCACGCTTATAAACAGCATGAATTAAGGTCATCATTTCGTAAGGGTTCTCAGATTCCCTCTTTAAAACCTTTTGTGATACATTTGCTACACCAAATTTGTTAACAACTGCCCTGGCGGACATCTTAAATTTTCTAAAAACTGTATCAACTCGGCCATTTTCATCCTCAGAAACGTAACATTCTGATATATGTCTGGCTGAAAACCTTACCTGGAAGTCATCATCACGCTCTATAAACAGAACTCCAGTACCAAATGTTATTAAATCATGATACAGCTCATGGATCTGCTCAGCAAAATTAGACCTAGCAAAAGCCTGGTACATAACTTCTTCTACTGATCCAAGCCATTCTTTAGCTTCATCAGTTGACTCTAGTTCTCTATCCCTAAAACGTAAAGAAAACCACTTAGTAGACATATTTGTCAGCATACCATGAAGCGAAGCGCTTAATAATTCAGCTGCCAAAGGAGCTGTCGTATCAAACATCAACTCAGTATTTTTATCACCAGGAGATCTTTTCTTAGTAATATCAGCTTTTCTAGTGACAACGTAATCACCTATTTCTTGCCAATGACTTTCCCAGGTTGACCTGGATGACTCTAGGCTGCCAAATCTTTTCAGCAGCAAGTGAGCTGTTTTATCTATTTCTGCCATCTATCCTAAACTTCCTTTTAAACCTGGCTTCAATATTGTTGTAAGTTGCGAAGTATCGCCCTGGGCGCTGGTTAAAATTGTACCGCTTCTTCTGCCCTTGCCTTGTTTTGTCTTTGTTTGATTACCATAAACAACATCATTTGGATTAACTCCGCCACCAGAAGCCGCTGGAGCGCTTGGCGCACTAACAGCCTTATTAACTTGAGTAGATATAATCTGCCCAGAGCTGTTATCATCACTACCTTGATTGCTCCCACCAATAGGATCTAAGTCTGGATTGCCGCTATAAGTTTTAAATTCAGTTCCAAAAGCCTGCGTTGTATTAACAACGCCTTCAACAGTTCCTCTTGCGCCATACACTGGAGAAGCTCCTCTTTGAAGGCTCGCCTGCATATAACCAGCACTTAAACTTGATACAATAGACAAAGTTCCAACACCAGGAACTAAAGCATCTGTTATCTTGCTACCAGTTATTGAACCTTTTTCCTGCTGGCTTAAAGATGTGCTACCAGCATAGTCACCAAAACCAGAAGCCAACCCAGCTTCAGACATTTGAGCTTGGCTTTGCTCATCTGTCATACCAGCTATAGCGTTTTCTTCTTCCATCTGGTCAACAGTATCTTGACCGCCTGGATCACTTGTTTCAGCTCCCATATTAAGAACCTAATAAAGTTTTATATGTGACTTCTTCATCATCAATCATTCCAGTTGGACCAGTTAAAATAGTTTTTTTTCTGGATACCTTTTTAGGATCTGTCCTTTTACGTTCAGCTTCTGCCTGGATTGTTGTATTAGGTTTAACAACTGGCGGTGGCGGTGGTGGCGCTTCAACTGGTGGCGGAACGCTAACTTTAGGTGAAAGGAATCCCATTATACTGCTACTCCAAAAATATTATAATTACTGTCCGCTATTTCTTGCGGCGGCCTTTCGAAGCCTTTGTGTTCTTTAATTCCAACGCCACAGTACCGCCACGCATCCGCAGCATGACTTGAGAAATCATGTACCGGAGTGGCTCTAAAAGTCCTAAGTCTCTCGTTGTAGGCTCTGTGATAATGTCTGAGTGCTTCAAGTCCGACTTTGCACTTCTCCTGGTCAAACCAAGTGCGTGATATAAGCATCTGTGCAGCATGAATACCATCCTCAATAGGTAGCTTTGGAACAACTCTAAAATTGATGCCCAGGTCATATGAGATCTCTCTGCGACTCTTGCCACTACCAAGCTCTCTAACCTCAATATCATGTGGCGCATTGTGAGTGCCATAAACAAAATCTTTATTTGCAAGTATTTTCGCATAATGGGGTAAGCCTTCGTTCCTTGCTTCATAATAATCAATAACATGAACCGCTCTACCTACATTCTGCGTAAACCAAATAGCTGTAGAATCGCCAATACCAAGATCCCACCAGGTATCAACCCTATGAGCTGGGTCATATGGCACATTCCCAATCCTACCGCCCTCCTGGGCCGCTTGTAATTCTTTTCCAAAAATAGAACCTGGTACATTCGCAACCCATGAACATTCAAACTCCTGCTCATATTGGTCTGTACTCATCATGCTTTTAGCCGCAACAAGTTCTTCATCATCAACTATGCCAGTTTCACTAGCCTTATAAACCTTGGTGTACCAATCTTCACTATTCGCAGCCGCTTCAAATAAATCATAAAAAGCGTTATGACCTCTAGGTGTTCCTATAAAAAAGGCCCATCCCTTTCGATCAGATAAAGCCGGCCTAAGAACAGTCGGAAATAAACTCTCTGGGATATCAGCCATTTCATCTATGCAGCACCCATCAAGGTAAATCCCCCTCAGAGCATTTATATTTTCAGATCC